TGTTAAAAGATACATGATAGCCAACATTTCCAGATGTCCCATACGCTTGATTTACATCCGGTCTATAAATTCCATCAGCTTTTACTCTAGCTAATTCTTTCCCAGTATTGTAGTCCATAATGAAAATATACTCGTATTTATAGTTAGCAATGTGCCATCCAGCGACGTGTAAGTTTGCGTTTTCGATTTCTCCGAACTGATCAATGTGGGCGTAATTTGTTCCATCTGTCAGCGTAGGATTTGCAGCACCTGCTCTAGTTGGATCAATGACTGGTTTATCATCTGAAGTAGTTGGATTTTCATCGGTAAATCCATGAGCTAAATCATAAGCAAGCTTTTCTTTGCTAACTCCCATTTGCGATAAGTAACCATATGGATCTGTGTGGTTCCCCCAAACATAATTTGTCACCCACAAATGAGAAATGATTCCTTTTGTAAATAAAGAAGTTCCTTGATCAAGAGTCAATGGAATTCCATATTTTTTTGCACTATCTCTTGTATATTCAATATAAGCTCGATAGTTTTTTTCAAACAATGCTTTATCATATGTGCGCTGTAATTCAATCTGTACAGGCGCATAAGGATTAGCGTTACCAGCTCCCCACGAAACATATCCTTGCTCACCCACACGGTAAACAATCCCACCGTCACCAATAACATCTGTAGTATAAGGATTGCTTCCGTTATAATTATTTTTCATGTTGGCGGCTACGTTTCTTGCTGGTGCATCTATTCCAGTTTCGTGCAAAATAATTTTGTTAGGAATTGCTAATCTGGAGTCTCCTTGATTCGGCGCTAAATTATACTCGTCATTAATAGTATAAGCAAACGTATTAATGGGCAATAAAAAAAGAGCCGTTAACAGGCTCATCGCAGTAATAGTAATTTTCTTTTTCATTTGTTTCCTCCTTCTTCGCTTTCAGCCGAGAACATTTTGTAGGTTCGATTTGATACACCCAACACACTCCCTAAAAACGCGCCAAAACCAGTAATGATGACAACACAGATATCTGTGTACTGCCAATTGAGCGCTTTACCAACTAACCCCACGAAAGTAGCTAGTGCGGGAATAATTACCAGTGCGAACCATTTTAGTACTTCGAACGTTTTATTATTCATTTTCTTCTCTCCCTAAATAAAGTTTTGATTTGTTGCGTGTGTTCCACCAATTTTTCTGTATGTGTATCTAATCTTTCATCGTGTTTCTTTAGTTCTTCATGAATCATCAATCGATCAGATTTGCTCGATTCTAAATCTTTAGTCAGCAAATCTAAATTGTGACTTACTTTTGAAAGAGTCTCAGTAATCTTCGAGAAAGATGCAGTAATTGGTTTTATTACTAATAAAATCAAAGAAACAATCGCAGTGATTGATCCTGCGATTGTTCCCCATTCCCCTAAATTAATCATGTGACAACTCCTTGAATCAAAATAAAAAGCACATCAATTAAGATGCGCTCTCTTCTTTGCTAATGATTTTATCTGCTTCTTCGTCTGTAATGCATAGTGGAACGAATTGTCGAACTTGATCGTCAGTAAAACAGCCCCAATCATACATCATTTTCACATCGCTAAAACTAAACATTATGAAGCACCTCCAATTTGTTTTTCTATTGCTTCAATTTTTTTATTAATTGTTAAATCATTAAGCATCAGTTTGGCGTTCAACTGCGCCATCGAATCTGCTTTTTCCGTTAACTCTTCATTTGATTTTTTCAATGCAGTATTATCTACCTGTAAACCTATAGATAAATTTTCTAGTAGTTCTAATTTTTTAGAATAATCTTGTGTAACTGCTTCTTCCCACTTATTTTCAGTGAAGTTAAAAAATTGCGACTGTTGTCTTCTTCCGAAACCTTCATCCGTTTCATCTTCCTTCTTTTCAAACAAAATAGGTGGAACTTCGACAAATGGTAAAGATGTTGGAAAGTTATCTTCTACTTGATGTTCTTCATATCCCATTGGATACAATACTTTATAAATTGTTTTCATTTTACTCTTCCTCCAATTAGTAATCTGTTAAGCCGGCCAAGGATCTTGAGTGATCCACATACCTGAAATATATGAACTACCTGAACCTGATTTGGCTTGTATGATGCTACTTTGATCAATGAATGCACGTGCATCCGCTGGCTGACTTGCATTTCTAACTAGTGAAAGCGCGGTTTGCGCTGGATAGCCTTGATCACGTTTGAAACCGCCCGGGATTTTTAAAATCCAACGAGTTTCTGATCCTTCGGGCCATGTGCCACATTTAAAATTAAAAGTAAGAAATACGATGTTTCCGATTCTGATTATTTTTCCATTCACATCAGTTACGTTTGTTGTATCACTTCGATCAGCTAGTGTGATAGCTCGCTCGATCATACCTGCTTGCACAGGCAATCCATTGAATTGCAATCCGTCTTTAAAATTTTTCGTTCCTAAGACCGTTTCATTACCTGTGGCTTTTACTAAAACACCCTCCACACCATCAATTCCTTTGGCATGAGTTTTCAAATACTTAGCAACTCCGTCTTCTTTTAATTGCACAATATCAGACATTAAACAGTCCCCACTTTCTCAAATGTAATATTGGCTAATCCATCGAGTTTAGCTTTGTCAGTTGCTGACATTAAACCTGCTGTCGTAGTTGTAGCATTACCTGGATTTTTCTGTGCTCCAGCTGCAATTCCATCCAACTTAGTTTTATCTGTGGACGACATCAACCCATTTGCTGTAGTTGTAGCTACAGCTGTAGTTGTGGCATTTATTCCAGGATCACCTTTATCTCCCTTTGGTAAAACAAAATTAAATCTAGCTGCAGATGATGTTCCTACATTCGTAACAGAAGCGGTTGAACCACTAGAAACGGTTCCTATGGTAATTGTTGCTGCTTGGCCAGGATCGCCTTTATCTCCCTTCACCGTTGTTGGTTTGCCTTCTATAGCATTCCAATGAGTTTGTGGATAAACCTGTACACCGCTTTGTTTTATTTTTACGATATCTGTCATTTTCTATACCTCCCCGATTTTTTCAAAAGTAAAATTTGGAATTCTTTCGTTTGTGTAATTTTTTGCTTGATTTACAGCTTCTTGGAATTTTTGATCTACATATGACTGATTAACACCACCAGTCCCACTACCACCTGTAGAACTAATTGTTCCATCTTCTGCAATTGATATATTTGCACCTGCTTTTAATATTTTTAGAGATTCTAATTTTCCCTTTAATTCTTCAGAGAAATTGAAGTCTGTTTGCTTAGTTGCAGATAAAACACCTTCTTCAGTAACTTCTAAGAGTTCCCCAACTTTTATACCTCCTAATTGTTCAGGAGTAGCAATCGGCAAAATATATGTTCCACCTTCTCCATTTACGATCTTTTGAAACATTTCAGCAGTAAGAATACCATCGCTTGTCTCGCTTGCATAAGGTAGTTCAGTAATTGCATTCTCTAATCCTAAATCAGCTTTCGTTAAAATGACTACACCATATTTACCATTAACCGAAAGAACTTTTGATTGTCCTGATATCATTTTTTCTAAGCCTAAAACTGCAGAAACATGTGTAATTGGAAAGAATTGGCGTTGTACACCTGTTTTTTCATCCGTTTCCATCATTCGTTTAGTTTTAGCCATTAGATCACCCCGACTTTCTCAAGAGTGAACACATTTTGCTTTGGATCATCAACGGTTGCGATGATCAAGGCTCCTTCTTCAATCGGGAATTCTACAGTTCCAACTTTTTCGACTTCGTGATTATCTGAAAAGAGATCATCCTGCAAAATATCAGTCACTTCAATCTCACCGTATTCAATCGTGAAAAGTGTTGCTCGTAATTTCTGATATAGATAATCCATATCTGCCAGCAAGCGCTCTGAAATAGACGCATGACGAACTCCTTGAATATCAACACGTGCATCCATTAATTCGGCTAACATTACTCCACCTGGATCGATAGACTTCAAAATATCTTTGATTGATTCAAACCATTTTAAATAATCGGTTTCTTGTCCTTCTCTCCATGCCTCAAATGTATTTTGTTGGTCTTGTCGCCATTGTTCAAATTCCTTTTTACGTGCATTCATCCAATCTGTGAAGTCACCTTTGTTTTCATTGATAAAAGCTGACATATCCGCAATTAAATCTTCGACTGTCTGCCAATACGATCCCATTTCACCCTCTGTTTTTGAGACAGCTTTAATCACAAAATAAGAGAAATCTTGCGTCGTAGCAATTAACTCATCATCTTTATAAATGATAAAATCTGCTGTTTGGCGATGTAGGCATTGCATCGAATATTGATCAAATGTGTACTGAATTTTTCCTTTTTTTGCATCAATGACTTTAGTACCTAATTGAACTGGGTATTTGTCTCCGACAACTGATTCAAAATAGACTTTACAACCAGTTAGATCATAGGGCATTCCATTTTCAGTGATGGTTGCTTCCATAACCTCTGAATTCTTATTACCTTGCCGTACCTGAATCATACCGACATAATTATATGGTTCTGTTGTACTTAAAACGACATTCCATTTACTCATAGAATCACCACCTTAAAATTGGATATAATTTCTTGGATTCTCAAAATCAACAACTGGCTGTGGCCAATAATTTTTCATAATTTGAAAATGTAGATGTTCTCCTGTAGATGGACCAGTTGTTCCCATCAAGCCTATTTGAGCACCTTTCTGGACTTTTTGTCCAACAGAAACATCAATACGAGACAAATGAGCATAACCTGTCCACTTCCCATTATTATGTTTAATAACCACGTAATTACCATACCAGTCATAATAATTAGCACCAGCCTGAACAACTTCCCCATCTAATGCTGCAAAAACAGGTGTATTAGGATTTCCATTTACAAGATCAATTCCATTATGAAATTCTTGGCCGCCATTTATTGGACTAGTTCTCCATCCACATTCTGAAGTAACTGTCACTGGTTTTTGAATTGGACAAATGAAATTCCCTCCAGGTTCTGGACTAGTTAATCCATGTAATTTGTTATACCAAGATTGGGCATAATTTTGGCGTTCTGGATGTGCAGAAGCTGGGCGTTCGAAGTTCATTTCAAAAGCATACGCTGCATTTTTGGCATCATTGATCGATTTAAATCCTGATACTGTGGTTGGATTTACTTTTCCGAGCCATTGACCGTTGAACATACACCAATCTAATAATTTTACTTGGGCTTCAATACTTCGATAATCTTCTTGAATCCCTGCGGTGTTCATCAAACGCTGAACATACTCTCGTCCGTTCCAAGTTGGTGATCCGACTAACGGATAAGCAGAACCATCCCATTGAACAATCCCATAAGCTGGACCACCAAGTTGTTCTGTATCAGGGTTCATACTTGCTCCAACCTCCCCCTGAATATTTCCTAGAATACCTGCAGCTGCATATTCAGAATAGCCACGAGCTTTCAGCATTGTCCAAATTTTCCATGCTCTTTTTTCAGCTTCCGTCGTCAATTGAGGAGGGATAGTTCCAGGATCACTTCCTCCACTGTTGTTCCCTGTGATTTCTTTTCCGTTAACTGTGAGTTTGCCTTGTACATCTAAGTCTCCAAAATAAATTGCTTTACCATTTCCTAATAAAACTAATCCTTTACCAACTTTAGGAGAAATCAAAATATATTTGCCGTCTCCATTTGTACGAATAACTAAAGAATTATCTTCAATAGGTGTGGGAGTAGAAGCTCCAGGAAAAGGATTACCAGCAGAATCAGTTGTTCCAATCGTTCCAATGGATTCTTTTCTATTCCAGAATTCCATACCTTTTTTGGTTAGCTCCATGATTTTTTTGTTTTTATTCCAAATTTGAAGCGTGCCTTTTACAAGTTTTAACACATCACCATAAGCATTAAAGGAAGTTTCGAATACTTCTGCATTTATTGTTCCTACTTTGATGAAGTCAGCAACAATTTCTCCTTTTGATGTGATAGCAATACCGAATGGGCCATTTACGCCATTATCTGAATAACCTAAACCATTCAAATTCCATCGCCAAACACGCTTTGCACTAGCCACATTATCAGTATCCATAATAAGTATTTCGGATGGTGCTTTCTCTGGACGAAAAACGACATGTCCACCAGAATTCCCAGTGATCCATGCCGTTGCATTGAGTACGTTTTGCACTAATGTTTCTGTCCGATTATCGATTTTCTTTTTGAGTTCTTGAGTTTGAGAATTCACTGTAGAAGTATAAAGAGTTAAATCATTTCCCAATACTAGATCCTTATACTTTCCTAATGTAGGAAAGTATGTGTATTCAACTACTCGCTCAGTGATTTCAATATCAAGTTGTTTTGCTCTTACATGAACAACATCACCAAAGCTTAGAGTTGAAAGCTTCCGATACATTTCGCCGTATTCCAAAGTATGTTCTAGCGAGACCATGCTAACGGTATGAGTTGCTTTAGGTTCATGAATACGATCATTTTCAAAAAGTGTATTTCCCCATTTCTTTAGTTCGTCGATTGTTTTACAATCTGAATTCTCTCTTTTACCTATGCGCCGATTTTCATCCGTTACTCCATCTATTTCTAAAAATCCATAGGTGATAGGGTCTTTGTCTTCGTCATAATCATTGTCAGGAACACCACCAACCAGAAATAGACTGTTTACAATAGATTCTTCGTCTATTTCTTCCTCAATAGCTTCGAGATTTAAGCCGAAATCAATTCTAAATCCATTATCAGCTCCAATTTGTTTTACCAGTTTCAAATCATAGTTATCCATATCAAGTTCCGCGCTAGTCACGCCAGTCAAATTTTGATTACCGTTATTTGAGCCGATAATCGCTTCAACTGGTGCGACTTGTCTTGCTGTAAATTGGTGCGTTGTACCTACATTCGACAGATAGTTGAATTTTTGATCAAATGCCAAACTGTTTTTAAGATTGGTCATGATTTGAGAACCGTTGCCGTTATCCGTGAATGACTTAACGATAAAGTTTTTATTGGCCATAAAACCAATATGTCTGGCTGTCACAGAAACGGATGTCAAATTCTTTTTGATATTGTAAATTTCGAAGTATTGCCATGATCCATCTGGTACCTTCGCTTTTATGAAATTTCCTTTTTTTAAGTAAGACCGATACTGACCGCCTCGTGAATAGTTACCATAAAAACGATATTGACCATTTAATACACGATTGATTTCTGGCAAATCTTCCCAGTCAACCAACGACGCTCCGTTAACACTCAAATCATCTGGCATTTTTTTGTAAGCATAAATAAATTCTTGTGTCACAGATACACACTCCTATTCCAAAACCGCACTTCTTTAAATTTTCCGGATACTTTTACCTGATTCCATTCAGGCTGCAATACTGGCCAATCACCACGCGTAAATAAATTCAAACCTTCTTGTATTGCTTTCCCAAGCTGAGTATCAACCACGATTGTTGCAGCTAAAGTATTAAGTATTGTTAGGCTTTTGTCACCGACAGCGATCGTAATATCTCCTCCGTTCGATTCTATTTCCAGATAAGGATGTGCAATTTCGTCACCATGATCAAAAATATCCATAACACTAGAATGAAAAATTTTAGGTGCTTCACCGATTTTTCTTTTGAGTGGCTGACAACGAAAAGTAACATCGAATGTATAAAAGAAGCCCCACTCGTTTTCGAAAGGGACTTCTTTATCCATGCTGCAGATAGCCTCTAGATACTTGTCTGGATCATTATGTGTGATTAATTGGCTTTTACCAGTGAGCCATCGTTTGACTTCTCTCAGTTTCGAATGTGGAATAGTGATCCCTTCTATTTCCAAATCAAAAGGTTCATAGTCATCAAACGTCTCCGTCAATTCTCCGCTTCGGCCCTGAATCGTGTAAGTTTCGTATCGCTTGTTCGGCATAATATCTGGAAGCTCTGCCTCAATGATGCAATCCATATCAATTACTGCATTCCGCTTTTTCCAAATAAAATTTGGTTCATCTGGATTCATAAATTGTCGACTCAAATAGGAACACCTCCCAAATCATAAATAGCCTGTTGGTTTGCTTTAGCAAATTTACGATTCATACGATCTAACTCAGATGGGTTATTTGCATCAACTTTTCCAATATGGATATGCTGCTCAATATTACCGCCAGAAACTTTTCCGCCAATGCCTCTACGTTTTTCTTCGTCAGATAATGGAGTAACTGTTGTTTTTCCATTCTTTGCAGTCAATAACTCTGGACCAGCTTCCCCAACAATCGCTTGACCATTGATTAAATGACCACCTTGAGCTAAATAAGGTAGTTTAGATATAGAAAATGATTTGCCGCCGATACCAGGAACCCATTTTGGTATTTTGATATTATTCAGTCCACCAATAAATCCATTAATCAAACCAATCATGGCATTGATAGGAGCTTTTCCCACAGCAACAATACCATCGAAAATACCTCCAAAAATATCCACAACACCTTGCCATGCTTTTGACCAATTCCCAGTAAATACTCCTGTTACAAAATCGATAAATCCATTGAAAATTCGTTTTCCAGCATTAAAAAAATTGTTGAAATTTGCTACAATCCCCCCAAAAACATTACTAATAAATCCACCTACAAAATTAAATATCTCAACGGCTACATCTGATACGCCTTTGAAGAAAGCATTTACCCCATCATGAAACCATTGAACATTATTATAGGCCCAAATTAGTCCAGTAACTAATGCGCCAATAGCTATAACTGCTAATGCAAACCAGCCTCCCGACATTCCAAATAAACCAGCAAGTCCTTGCCAAACTCCTATAAAACTTTTAACTCCCCCAACTATTTTTGTAACAGATCCCATCAGCGAACCAAGAACGATTAGTACTGGACCAACTACTGCAGCTATACCAGCAATTGTTATGATCCAATTCTTTGTATCTTGATCTAGAGACCCCCACCATTTAGAGAATTCCTGTAATAAGGAAGTTGCTTTTTCAAAAAAAGGCAAAAGGCTTACTTGGACTGCTTCACCGACGTCAGCCATTGCTAATTTTGCATTGTTTATAGCTTGATCGGCTTGATCAATTGGGTCGAGAGTAGCATCGAATGTGTCTCCTACAGCTCCCCCACTTTCTCCAGCAGTTTTTGCTAAATCTTCCAGGTTCAAAGTACCTCTACGAATTGCATCGGCCATTCTAGGACCGCCTTTAGTCCCGAATACTTCTGCTGCTGCATTGATGGCTTCTGTTTCAGAACCTGCATTTTTTACCTTGTCTTGTAGTTCTTCTAGTCCTTGACTTAAAGATTTTCCGTCTTTCGCATAAGCCACTGTTGCTTTAGATAAACTACTTAAAGCTGCGCTTGAATCAACACCAGATTGCTCAAATTGTCCAAGTAAAGTGACCCCTTCACCAAAGCTCAACCCTAATTGTTTAATTTGTGGTGCGCCATCAATTGCTTTTTGCATCAAGTCGTCTACAGATTGACCAGTATTCTGCGATGTTTTCGTTGTTACATCAAGGACAGAATTCAAATCATCATATTCTAGTCCATAAGCATCAATAGCTTGTCGAGCAGATATTGCTGATTGCGAAACATCTGTATCATTGATTTCAGCGTACTGTAGGAGATAATTGGTTGAATCTTCCAGTTTTTTATCCATGAATCCAAATTGTGTATTTACCTCACCAATAGCTTCCCCAACCGTTTGTAAAGGTAAATGAGTATTTGAACCAACGTTTTTGAAAGACTGTGAAAGTCTATCAGCTTGATCACCTGTTGCTCCGGTTTTTGTAATGATGGTATCAAGTGCCTCGTCAACTTCACCAAATGCTGCAAGTCCTGCTGCTCCTGCCGCTACAATAGGCGCGGTTACTCCAACAGACATTTTTTCACCAACGCCTTTTACTTTCTCACCTGTTTCTTCGATTTTCTGGAGTTTTTTTGCTGTATCAACAGAAACGTCACCTTGTTCTTTAAGTGCATCGTTCGTCTGTTCTAATGCTGTACGAAGTTTATTTTCTCCGGTTTCAGAATTGAGTAATTGTTTATAAAGTTTTTCTGATTCAGCAGAATATTCACCGGTTTCTTTGACAGATTTTTCATATTCCTCTCTCAGCATTTGAGATCGTTGTTCAGCTAACCCCAGTTGTTTTTCTAACTTTTGTTTAGCCGCTCGCAATTTTTCTGTTTGAGTTGCATCCTTGTCCATCGCAGACACTTGGTTTTTGTACTCGGCAGCGGCTAAGTTCATTTCTTTGTTGATTTCTTTGATTGTTTTCGAATAACTGACTTCGCCATTCGTTTTAAAATTAAGAACGACATCAGATTCTTTACCAGCCATTTATCTTAGCGCTCCTTTCTACCACCAAGGCGATTTATCCATAGTTACAGATTGAGGTGGTTCAAAATCGGTGTTTTGTTGTAACCACTGTAAATAAGATTTGAGCCACAAGTTAGGTGTAGACTTTAAAAAGAAACTCTCACTCCAATTCAATAGAGTGAGAGCAACGTAAATATAAAAACTCCAAGGAGTTCCTATCTCTTCCGATTCTTTTTGTTTTTCTTTCTTTTTGCTTGCGCTTTTTGAAAGTCTTGTGGCTTCTTGGATTTTTTTAGGTCTTCTACCTGAAATGTCTGACTAGCAAAAATTTCCATACAGGTACTATAAGCAGACAACACCTCTCCACTCATTCCTAAGAATTTAAAAATAGTTTCTGGATCTTCCTCTAAACCACCAGTGCGCAACATTGCATAAATCAAGGCACGCATGATTTTTAAGTCACTAGGTGATAAGTTAGCAGAAGAAATTTTTCCTTCTTTTTTATATAGCATGGCATTCATATCAGATTCGAATTGCGAATAATCTCCACCATATACATCTGCTATAAATTCCATTGTTTGCATAGTAAATGAGATAGGTAATTCTACACCTTGAATAGTGACAATAGCAGAATTTTTTAAGTCTTCAACGTGAATTCCATAATCAGATAACCGAGCCATTAACCTGCACCTCCAACTTTAGCCAATGTTTTCCACTGTTCTTCATCGTATACAGGTTGAGCAATGAATTTATTAAATAATTCTAGAGAAGCTCCGTCTCTATTTGAATCAAAGCTTGAATACATTACGTTGTTATACTTCAATCCAGATGAAATGAAGTTCGCAGTTACATCATCAATTTTCGTTTCATCATCAGCAGTAGCATATTCTTCATCAATAACATTGGACAACTGTGTTTTGGGATACCAAACAGCTTTCTTTCCACCGTTTTCAATATTTCCAATAAAACCAAATGCGAAATAAGGAAATTCACGAGCAGTATTTTTACCAAAGGTTACACCACTTTCAGCAATCAAACCTTTCAATTCGTCCATAACAGCAATTGGAATTCCTACATGATCCAGAGCTAACTCATGTTTTGTTTCTCGACTTACACGCCGAAACATTTTACTAGATGCCCATTTTTCAAGAGCTGTTCCATTTCCCTTTATTCCTAATTTTGTAGCAATTGGCAAACGAACAATCTCGCTATAAGTTGGTGCTTCTCCAACAGTATCAGGAGTAGCCATCATACCAATCAATATATCGTCTAATCCTTCAAAATAGAAAGTATCTTGCTTTCCCACTTAGATCATCCTTCCCATAAATCAAGTATTTTTTTCGTCATGATTTCTTCGATTTTTTCTTTATTTTGTTCATACGTACCACTTGCAAAATGTTGCGCTCTTTGCTTTGTTGTACCATTTTCGGCAAAGCGCCAGTAAAAAGCGGTGCCTTCAAATTGAACTTTGACAGCATTATCTTCGACAACCACTTTTATTTGATCGCGCATATGTTTCTTTTTTAAGAGCGACTTAGGAATATTAGGAAGCAACTGCTTTAGATAAAAGTTAGCTGCTTCTTCTAAAGATTCCAACGATAATTTTTTCGGATCAACTTTTGAAAGGTTTCCTAAATAATCCGATATTTCAGAAAAACCATTCTTATTACTTGGCATTTTCCACACACCTCACATATGTGTAATAGTTGGTTACGGTATCGTCGTTCTCATCACCTTGTATACCTGTAAAATCTGAATATGGAATACCAGCATTTTGTAATGCTTCTTCAATAACAGATAAATCCCGTTCTGTTCCAAGTGTGAAAAAAGAAATTTGATAATACGTTAATTTTTTATAGACTTTACCGGATGCCATTTTTTTACTGTTACTCACATTTGAGTACACGATGTATGGATACATCGTTCCTAATCTGGCTTTGTCTCTGAACACTGGTAACTTCGTTGATTTCAGAGCTGTTTTCAATTTATCAAAGCTAATAGACATAAGCTAAACTCAGCTCCATTTCTCTTGTATCGGGATTCGTATAAATGCGAGTAATGTTATACGTCACAGAATCAATTTTGAGTGCACTTAATTTCTCTGTGATGGATTTATCCCATCTGACTTTAATTCGTCTGACAACGTCTGTCTTGGCTTGTTGTGATAAATATTTTTCTTGAGAAGTCACACCGAGTTCCTCATAAAATATTGGACGCTTAAATTCGTAAACTGTAGTTGGACGATCGTTTCCATCTGTTCCTGTTTTGATGTCTAGCAATTCGGCTTTCCATCTGAGATTATTAGTCTGTCTCTTCGGCATTTTGAATCGCTCCTTGCACGATAAATGGCGTCATGGCATTCATAGCTTTGTCGAGTTCATCCTCTGAAACTCTATATTCATAGGCAATGCCGGCAACCATCAAAATAAGATATTCTTGTTGGCCACCAGTTGCTGTTTTGACATAATCTTTTGCCATATTTAAATAAAAAGAGAGCAAAGAATCATCCATGCCCTCTTCAAAATGAATATGTGATTTGAATTTTTCCTCTAAAGACAATTCTTTAGTTTGCTCTTCCATCTTAACCACCAACTGGTCTTGTAATTTCGTAGCGATATACTGCCGGTTCAAATGGAGAATAAACCAATTGACCATCTAGCAAGTTGTAAATTTGGAATCCAATTTGATTTTTACCAGAGAATTTTTCAACAAGTTTTTGAATTTCCAAGGCACCAATAACTTCTTGAATTTTAAATGCAGAAAAATCGCCAAAATATAAAACTGGTGTGTCTGGTTCACTCTTTTTATCTGCTGCATCTGTCCAATCCACAGGATAGCCAACTAATTGGTAACCAATTCCACCTTCTGCTTGTGTGAATGGCCGCAACAAAGGAAATCCATCATCTGTTTTCATTTTTTCAATGGCAGTCAAAGCAGCTCGATTAATAATAAAGCGTCCCTTTTTCATCACTTCTGTCACTGGTGTATTTTTAAATTCGATTAATGCATCATATAATTTTTGCCCAGCACCTGAAGCAGTTAGATCTAAAGGTTTTTCAAATGCTACAGCCTTTTTGGCTAATGCACCAGGATTTTCATTTCCAGCGTCATCACCATTGAACATATAATTGATTTCTTTACGCACATAAGCTTTTTTCAATTCTTCCACAACAATATCTTCAACTGGAACACCAGACATTTTTAATAATTTTTTAGTTACTGTTGCCAAAGCATCGAATTCGGCAGGATTAAGCAAAATTTCATCAAACTGAATAGCTGTTTCAGCAATATCAGTTAAACGCTCTTTCTTGTTTACATTCGCATCTGCTTTCTTCACAAGAATTGGATATTTGACATCTCCTGATGTTCGCACCACTGTTCCGTATTTACGAAGTAAATTTTCTTCTTGAGCATAAGTAATAACTTCAGATGCAATTACTTCTGGGACAGTAACTGAACCGTTGCCAGCTTCAATCCCTAAAGCTCGAGCTTCTGCTTCAGAAATATTTCCAATTACAAAATTAGCAAATGCTTTTCGTAGTTGTTGATCTTTTTGTTTCTTGGTCATTTTGCTTCTTGCCTCCAATCCTGATTTAATGGAGTCTAACAATCCATCACGTTGTTCTTGTGTGATCATCCCCGAACGATTTTCTGGATTATCTTCTCCTTCTTCATCATCACCATCTGAATTAGATTCATCACTAGAACGATTGTCAGGATCAGCACTTTCATCGCCGACTCCATCATCTTTTCCTTCTCCTGTACCACTAGAGTCACCATCATCTTCTAACGCATCTTTGATTCCATTTAGTTCTTCAATGACTGCATCAATTTCTTGTTGAACGCCTTCGATATCTGCTTCACGCAATTCACCAGATTCGATTTTTCCACGTAACTCTTCCAATCTTTGCTCTTGACGTACTTTCATTTTCTTTAATAATTCTTTATCCATAATGGTTTCCTCCTAAGCTTCTAACGCTTGATTAATTTTTTTGATTAATTTTTTTCTTTTTTCGACTACTTTTTCTAAGTCTTCCTTACTTCTTAAAGCGGCTTCGGTATCTTCATATGCTGGTAACGGCACGATAGAAACTTCATACAATTCCACTTCGTGAATTGTTCTAAGCATTGGTGTAGAGTTGTAATCCCATGTTTCTTCAGTTGGTATGAATCCAAAACTGCATTGATTGATATCGCCACGTTCCATCGATTTGATCAAATCCCTAGCAACTGTTGTATCCGGAAGATCAACTTCAAATTTTAACCCACGCTCATCTTCCGATAGACGTAGTGTGCCGCTTTTTGTGCGTCCTAATACATTGGACCAATCATGATTGAAAAGACATCGAACATCGGAACTGCTAACAGCTCTTGAAAAAGCACCAGGAGCTATCACTTCGTCCAAGTCTTCCCATAATCTTGTTGGACTATTAAAAACTGCTGCATAACCACTAATCGTTCTTGCTTGTGTTTCTTCATCAGAACGTGTTGAAAGATCGGTGATGTCAATCGTTCGAATTTCCTTCTTCTTCATTTCCATCACCTCCCTTCAAATTCTGGTTATTCGTAGGCAGAGAATCATCTGTTGCATGCTTCTTGCCGATTTTAGATAAATCATTTGAAATATAAATAGCTTGTGTTTCTGGAGTGTTCTGTTTAGGGAAACCAAGCATTTCTGCCACATTATCTGGGCTTGTAATCCCAGTACGAACGATGTTGTAGCCAATATTTGTTTTTGTTGAGTAAGGAACAAAATCCAAAATATTAATTTTCCATTCCACTCTATAGCCAGAATTAGGCATAAAAAAAAGAGCGGTGTAATGTTCGCTCTTGTTTTTCAATATTGGTTTGATTGCTTTGTTGTGCAGATACATCATCGCTTTTTCAATATCTGTCTTCATCAGCGATTGATACGTATCAACATTGATTCCTAAAAATTTACCTAAGTCTTTTTTATAAACACCTAAATAGTTCAAAATTGCCGCATCATCAACAGGACTTTTTAACGTCTCGATGGAATATCCTTTTCCCAGAGGAATCATCTTAACAGAATGATCACTGTCATTTTGCGTTCCTTCCAGTTGATCCAATATAGCTTTGACAATTTTTGTTTGGGCGCTATTATTTGGATTGATGTGGGCGTCTAGTTTAAGCATGAACGCAAGTAAACCGCCTTTAGTATATTTATCCGTCAAAACTTTTTCAGCGCTCAGAACGCCTTCCAGAGTGTTTCTTGCAAGATCAATTATTCCAGCACCTTTTAATGAATCAGTTCCGATGTTCTTAATGTGTCGAATCATTTGACCAGGTATTTTTTGACCATTCATTTCAAATTCTTCTTGAAGTCGTTCATTGATCTTAGTTGTTACACCGTACGCCAAATGGAGCTGATCCCTATCCGTTAATGGGAATGTCTCACCATTGATCAATAAAGTATTTGTTTCCAATTTAGTAAATTCGAATCCGGTCAAATAATCATTTGGACTCTTCAAAATCTTTAGCAAGTGGTGGTCCTTCACTTCATTACCGTCTGGACCTATGACAACAGGTGAGGACAACGCTACCTGGTTTGAGATATCCTGGACCAATTCATAAACATCAGAAGATTCCATGATAGAGGAATCTGTTACATATCTTTGACCGTAACGCGTATAGTGGCCAAACATATCCTCGATGTACCCACGCTTTTCCATAAAGGAATAGACTGCATTCGATAACCGATCACGTAATTTCAATATTTCTCACCGCCTTTCTATTTATCTATAGATGGAACTAAGGTAATCATCTAATTCATCCGAATCAATATCTGTCATCTGATTCATCGTTTCCTTATGACCACACAAAAACGCCACGAAACCATCAATCTTTTTCTTTGATTGACGTTTACTTGGCGCTTTTTGTCCGTTGATGTTAGTGATTGCTACAACGTTCAAGGTGCAATAAAGGAACAATGGATTATCAAATTGAATTCGTTTCTCATAAAACAACCGTTCGACATCATCAAAAGGAGCGTTCAACACTTTAGGATATTGGTCAACCTCAACGCATTCCAATCCTAAGTTTTCTAGTTTCTCAACAAGTTTATCGCTCATTGCTGGATCATAATTTACTTGCTGAATATCATATAAATCCATGCAGTCCTCTATGTACTGCAAAATCTGATCTTGATCAATCATTTTTCCATCGCAAAATTCAACGAAACCTTGTTCAGCCAAATCACTGTAAGGAACATTATCTTCTTTTTCTCGAAACTCTAAATCTTCATTCGGAATAAAATAGAGTTGCTTTACTTTAAGAACCGCTTTACCATCTTCATCCCATGTTGGGAAGTTTAAAGATACACAGGTCAAATCTCGTGTACGTGATAAATCTAAACCGATATAACATGGTTCGCCACTTAAATCACCAAGTTCTTGTGTGGTAACTAAACATGGCTCTACTTGATCCTGTTCAAAGAAATTATCCGCGCCGTTCACAAATACATCCAAGTGTTTCGTTAGAAATTCAGCTTTGGAATGAGCTGACCGTTGCGCTGTTTTAAATGCCGATTCTAAAGCAGATAAATCGACTGATATTCCCCAGTTAGGATTGCACATTTCCCAGACTTTTCTATCCGTCCAATCATAATTTTTATTTGGCTCATAGATTAGAACAAAGTTTGAATCATTATCATCGCGTTTCAACACTTCTTTTGCTTCGCGATATACACGCATTCCAACAGACGACGAACCTTTCCCAGCAGTTGAGATATTAAACATCAATGGCTGTGGTAAAGATATTTGAGCAGACTTAAAATTGTCATACTGTTCCATTTTCTCTTGCTTATGCAATTCATCATTCAACACAAAATATGGATTTGAACCCTCAATGTTATCAATATTCTTCGTTTGAACAATAAATTTATTCGAGTAAGCCATATCTTTATGAATATAATCATAAGTGATACTAGAAACAGTTCCCTTTGGTCCTTTAAATATTTTTGTTCCTTCACGTAGAATTGGATTGTTTAAGATGGTAGCCGCAAAAGGTTTAGCAGCATATTGAGCTTGAGCAAAGTCAGAAGCGCATGCATAACAATCGACTGACAAGGCACCTTCTCCATACATTGCATAGCCTAATGAACCGACAGCGATCAATGTTTTACCGTTCTTTTTAGGGATTTGGACATACGCTTCACGAGTAACACGGACAATTTGCCCTTTTTCATTTTCTTTAACCCATCCATACATCCACGAGTAAATAAATTTTTCCCAAGGTTCTAAAATGAATGGCTTTCCAACCATCTCGCCTTTTGTGTGAACAATAAACGACTCAACCCAGTCCATCATTTCATTCGCACGATCTACATCAAACCAAATATCTTTACGTTTTTTCCACCGATACCAACGATCCACTGCCAAACGAACAGTTTTAGGATATTTCCCAGGTTTCTTTCTTACTTCTTTTGCAAATAAATCGGCATAATTTACACCAGGTTCGATCATTTTTCAGTACCTGCCTTCTTACGCCATTTGTTTCTGTGCGCTGCTAGTTCATCTACTGGCTTTTCTTCTGGACGTGTAATTTCTTCATCTTTTCTTGCAGTCGATCCGCCAGTTATTTGTCTACCAGTTTTAGCCTTATTCGTTAGCCCCAACAAATCTAGAGCTTTCATTTTTTTATCTGCCCAAGTTTCTACTTGCTGCGCCAATGGATGCTTCGATTGATTAGTGGCCCCTGATTTATTCGTGAATTTTTGCGTCTCCGGAAAGCCTTTTTCCTTCCACAAAAGATATTTGTGTTGGTAAATTTCAAAAATATCCAAATATGATTCGATTAATGGATCAAGAGTGATGGTGTACAAATCAGACAAATTCATTATTTCTAAGATACGAGCTTTTTCAGCACTTACTTTTTCATCAATAATTGCTTTACGTTGCGCTTTAGTCGTCATTTTTGTATACACCCCCCTTTGTTTTTTGAAAAATTTGACCTAACGATGCGCGTGACTCCCCGCTACCCTATCTCCCCACGCGAAAAAATTTTGAAAATAGATAGGGGGGCTTCAATTGAAATACGAAGGGAAAACTTTTTTGTCTTCCGTTTCATTTTCAACAATTGGATGACATTTTGAACATAAAAGCATGAGATTGTTTGGATCAAGCTTAAGCAGTTCATTGTCTTTGATGGGTACAATGTGATGGACATGTGCCCTCTTGCCGAAGATGAACTGACCACATCGCTGACAGTGGCCGCCTTCTCTTTCATAAATAAATTGGCGCATATCTTTCCATGCTTGCGTTCGATAGAATGGTTTGTTCTCATGATGATAAACAGACTTTGCTTGTTGCTTCTTCTTACGTGATTTGCTTGATCGCTTGTGTTCAGCACAATAGATCCCCTTTGCTATTTTGTTCGTGCATCCGTCAAACTGACAGTATTTCATTCTGCTTCACGAATAAGATTTATGATATCGCCTTTTGCACGGATAGCACCAGGAATATCAATACCATGTTTCTTAGCATATGCACGCAATTCTTTTACAGTCATATCTTCCAACTCATCTGTTGTTCCATCAAACTGATCATCGGTAACTTTTTCTCCATCAAAGTCAGCAGCGGTGTTTCCATCGCTATCTAATTCTTCTCCCGATAAATGAATTTCTTCACCACTCTTGAACAAGACACCATCACCAACGATTGCCTTGGAAACTACAGTCATATCAGTCTGTTCACTTGTGTCAAATTTAGGTTCTTGACCTTTCGGAACTACAACAGTCTTTTTCTTTTCTGAATCCCAATACTCTGTTCCTGTGATGGATGTTCTAATTTTGATCATTGCCATTTTGATTCTCTCCTTTGTAATTTGTACTGATTACTTTTGCGCCCATCCGCTCATACCATTCAACCTGTTCTTTTAAGTTAGGTAAGGTCCTAGAAATCAATGCTATGGTTAGGTGAGTTTTGCGTTCTGTTCTATCAATTATTGCTCCAGAATATTTTTCAATAGTCAGGCTATTATCAATACTGACACTACAGTGGTTGCCATTCCAGCTTGGCTTGATATCGCTAATCACAATATTTCCATCGGCATCTTTTATTTCATTTTTAATCCAATGCCTACTGTTGTCATCTTCAATCGCTTTTTTATATGCAGTGGCCAGACTTGGTTCTACCTCGATGCTAAGTACCGCTTCATGAAAATCATTCATAGATAAAACTCCTTTCAAAATAAAAAGACCACTCAACGAGCGATCTAATATGTAATAGCAACCTACACACAGGCGGTTATCCTGTTCCTCCCTAGGGCTCGCACCACACGAGTTCATACCCCCCTCGGTTGCTTAAAGTCCCTGGAGTGGAATCGCACCACACACGTACTAGTCCTTTCTAGTTTTGTACAAGGTCCCGATAGTGCGCCATACGCTTCCTACCTCCACCTTTGCGTCTTCTATTTCCGCCACAGTGACACTATAAAATTATTCTTGGCTGCTACTATTTTTTATTTTGCCCATTTTTAAATCCAATCATATAGACATTAAGACAGAGCGCAAAAATTGAAATTATTAACGCCATCATTTCTCTTCACCCACCTTTTTAATTATTTAGTTAAATTGTATTTCTCTGCAAATTCACTATCAGCTTTTTCCAACGACCTAAGTGAAATAAATTTTTTATTTTTTAATTGTTCTATATTCCAGAGAGCGTCTTTTCTAATCTCTTTTATTATTTCTAATAGACCTTCTCGGGATTCATCAGATATAAACAACTGATCATAGTAATTTTTAGTTTTATCTAATTTTGTTTTTTCAGTATCGCTCATTCTCTTTTCTATCTCATTGTTCATCTCTATTACATTATCGATTTCAGTCTTTAATGCATTATGATCATAGAATAAATCGTTACTAAATGATTGGTAAGTTAGGCGTTCTTTACTCGAAATATCAGTCAACTTGATTTCATTTAATTTTTCATAGTTTTTCTCTAGGCTATCTAATATTATATTGAGATTACTTCTGGTAACAGGTTTATTTTTAGATGATTCAATAGTAGCATATAGAACATCTAAGTCTTGTATTGCTAGTCTGTTAGAGTTGACTAGTATTTCATTAACTGATTTACCATAGTTTGTTTTCATATTCCTTAAATCATTCCAATTATACAGAGCTATGAGTACCGAAATAATTGATATACTAACCGTTATTACATCTTTCCATTTTATGTTTTTCAAATTTATCACCCATTGTATATTTTACGATAAATCATGTGAATAAATCAAAAAACAATAAACAGCAACGGATGATAGATAATAAGAACAATTTAGAAGGAGTTGAAATTCACATCCTTATTCTTAATATTTCCGTTGCTGTCTATCGAAGCTTAATTGTGAAACAATAATAAAACGATGTTCCTTTTATTATTATTTTGTCTTAGACCTATCACTAATCTTTCGACACTATCATAATATCACGTTAAACCGCTCAAAAACCCTACACTATCCCTACAAAAACCCTACAAAATCAACGATACTTAACTAATACGCCTTTTTTATATGCTTCTGCAAATTCGATCAACGCGATGGATTTCAACTTCTCTACATTCTTCTCTCCGTATCCTCGTATCAATTGCCCTATTTCATAATTAGAGTGCTTGTTTACGTCACAGAAACTGTAGTAGAGTATCTGACGACTAATCAGACTAAGAGCCATCAAGGCTGCTAAAATCGCGTCTCTCTCCGCTTCTATATCCATCATCTGAATGATCGCGTCTTCTGCCTTATTGCCGTGCTTCGGTGCCTTCGGCATATCCGTAATAATTGGCGACTTAATATCTATCAAAGAGCGACCTGCCATCCGCTCCAAACGCCGAAAGTTCTTCAGCACATCTCTCGCATTACATCTTGTCTGTTTGAAATCTACCTCTCGTAACAATTGCATCAAGTCAAACCGCTCCTTTATGTGATATAATAAATGTGTTGGATTTATTGAATCAGTCGGAGCGATCCGGCTTTTTTATTTGTCATTAATTAGTTCCATATCCACCAATCGAGCCACTGCTAAATTCTCTTTGCTTTTCGCTGTCCATTTATCGCATTCCATCGTGTTTTCAATACGAATGATTGCAGAATGATTATAGAGATGCTCTACATATCCACGAAACGGATAGATGAACCCTTCTGCTTCACAGCGAACCATGTCACCGACTTTGAATTTTGGCTTCTTATGTTTTTTAGGGTTCTTTGTCGGCATATCTAGCATTAAACCGCCGATACCGTGGCTGCTGGAGTAAAATCCGTCTTTTAGTTTCATTACTCTACCTCCTCATGATCGATAGTGACCAGTTCATATACTTGTGTTAATCCACCAAGTCGTCGTGAAACTTGGTTAGCTTCTTCGAGGTTATCAAACCATCTTGCATTTTGAAGAAAATCTACAAGGGATAACGTATTATTGCCTATAGAGCGTTCATCACTTCTATAAAATTTATTCCCGAACCTTACTACATAAACCTTCATTCTATATCCTCCCATTTACGATCATCATTTAATATCGAAATTCCAAACTTACGAATAGCATCACTTGCATCAGCAACAAACTGACTTGCCACTTTATATGTTTCTTCTGCTGAAATTCCATATTCTTTTTCAAACTTTGTCTTTAGTACATTCAGTTCCTGTTTTCTTAGTTTTGTTATTCTGCGATGTCTGTTGTTCATTCCGCTTCCTCCTGTTCTAATCCCCATTGAGCGAATGCTGATAGGACTTCATATTCTTGTTTACAAGCCAATAGTTTATAAGCTTTGCGTACTTTATCAGGTAATTTTCCTAGTAAATTTTTATCAGAAAAAGCATTAACAGATAATATTGGTGCTTCTCTAGTTAAAATTGTCTCGCTTTTCAACCACTCCAACACGATTTTCTGGTTGTCGTTGAGTTGAATTGATTTTTCTATTTGTCTTAAATCTTCCAATTCAAGTCGTAGATGACTGATTTGAGTCATTTTAGCTTGCTCAACAATTGGAAACCCCAATCCCAAACTATCTTCTAAATTTTGGAGTTCGCTTTCTTTCTCAGATATGAGTTGGTGCAATTTTTTCATCCTTCTACCACCTCTTCCACTGGCACAGCAAACGGCCAGTATCTTTCATCAATTGCTTTTATTTCTGATTCCGTAAATTTCATATTATCAAAATCGTTGTTGTCTGCAATTGTTATATTTCCTCTATCATCTTTCATTAGATACGTCTTTAAATCCCAATGATTAAAATACACAACTGGCAACTTCACATAATACAACGGCTCTTTCTCGACCTCATAGCCGTATAACAAAGCTTCTATTGCTTTCTTTTTATTAGGATAATTGCCGCTGCATTTATCAACAAGCCAGTACAACAGCTCTTTGTTTTCTGATGATAATCCGTTCTCGCTAAGTTCAAAATCAACACCATATCCCCAACCTGCACGTGCAATAAGAGAAATGGCATAAAACTTGTCACGTTTTTCCAGGACTTGTTTTGCCCATTTGTCAAAAAACTTCGGCATAACGTGTTTCTGCGGTTCGTCTATTTTTTTCATTAACGTAATACCTGCATTCATACTC